CTACAAGATATTAGTTATTCTAATTTAGATTATTTGAATAAATGTCTTGTTAAATTTAAAAAAGAAACAGGGATGTTTGAATTTGTGGATATGATTTCAAGATTTGTCGAAAAGAAAAAATGTCCACCTCTAGATGCTGTCTTTTTAGATGAAGCACAAGACTTGAATAATCTTCAATGGGAAATGTTTCATTATATCGAGTCCAATGCAAAACGATCTTACATTGCAGGTGATGATGATCAAGCGATTATGGGCTTTCAAGGAGCTAATCCAACACATTTTATAAGACTTCATAAAAAAGAAAATACAACCATTGATACATCTTTAGTTAAATCAAGACGTGTTCCAAGAACAGTTTGGAAATTAGCTAAACAAGTTTTAGATAAAATTCCATCAGATAAAAGAGTTTCTAAACAATGGACACCTAAAAATTTTGAAGGAACCGTGAACTATGTATCTCATTTCGAACACATTAATTATAGTAAAGGTAGCTGGATGCTCATGACAAGAACCAATAAAATGTTAGAACAACTTAAAGATTTCTTTGAAGATAAAGGCTACTATTATGGAAGTAAGAAAGGAAACAATTTAGTTAGTAAGGATATTTTACAAGCGATTGATACTTGGAGAAAATTAAATGAAGGTCAATTAGTTTCAGCTAAACTTGCTCAAAAAATGTATGGTTTTATGTCTGTTAAGGGAGGTAAACTAAAAAGGACTTTTGGCAAGGGAGACTCTTTTAAAAGTGTTATTGAAGATGTCATTAATATTGAAGACTTAAGAAACGAGCATGGTCTACTAGCGGCGGGCAGCTGGGAACAAGCATTAGATAAAATTAATGAGAAGAAAAGAAACTTTATTGTTGCTATGGAAAAGAACAAAGAAAATATTTCTCCAACTGTAGAACCAAGAATTAAACTATCCACTATTCATGGTGCAAAAGGAGACGAAAGACAAAATACAGTTTTAATGTTAGACATTGATTATAATAGTTATAACGCTTATCAAAAAGATCCTAACCCAGAACATCGATTATTTTTTGTAGGAATAACAAGAACAGTTGAAAATTTATACTTAGTTAATCCTATGGGAGAATATGGATATCAAATATGAGTGCTTATAAAAAACAAATTGGAGGATCCCACTACAAGAACATGAAAATTCAGCCAAGTAAATTTATAAACGATAACAAGTTGTTATTTGCAGAGGGAAATGCTATTAAGTACATCTGCAGACACGCACATAAAGGAGAAAAGCAAGATTTATTAAAAGCAAAACATTACATCGATATGATTATTGAAAGAGATTACGAGGAGGAGAAAGAGAAGACAGAAACGTGGATAGAAGGTTATAAAAAATGGAAAACCAGTAAATGATGTTCGAAGCTCAAACTGAATGGATAGCTCCCGATAACTTTCCAAATCTAAGTGGTTATAAGTTTATCTCTATAGACCTAGAAACAAGAGATCCTGATTTAAAATCTAAAGGATCTGGTTCTGTTATCGGTAATGGAGAAATTATTGGAGTTGCTGTCGCTGTAGATGGCTGGTGTAAATACTACCCCTTTGGTCATGAAGGAGGTGGCAATCTTGATAAAAAGAAAATTTTAAGTTGGCTTAAAGATATTTGTGCAACTGACTCAACAAAAATATTTCATAACGCCATGTATGACGTTTGTTGGCTTCGTTCTTACGGTATTAAAGTTAATGGTCATATTATGGACACCATGGTTATGGCTTCATTAGTTGATGAAAACAGAATGCGTTATACTTTAAATGCATTAAGTTGGGAATATCTAGGGGAAAGAAAAAGCGAAACAACACTTGTAGAAATTGCGAAAAATTGGGGTATAGATCCTAAAGCAGAACTCTACAAATTACCAGCTATTTATGTTGGTGAATATGCAGAAAAAGACGCTTCCTTAACACTTGATTTATTTAAAAGACTTTCTTCACAAATTAGAAAAGATAATTTAACTGAAATATTTGATTTAGAAACTCAACTCTTCCCTTGTTTAGTTGATATGAGATTTAAAGGTGTGCGCGTAGATGTCGAAAAAGCTCACCAATTGAAACAACAATTACTTGAACAAGAAAAAGAATTGCTGCAAGAGATAAAACGAGAAACACAGATAGATGCTCAAATATGGGCAGCAAGATCGATTGCCACAGTTTTTGACAAGTTGAAATTACCATACAAAAGAACTGAAAAAACAAATGCCCCGTCATTTACTAAAAACTTTCTTCAAGAACATGAACATCCTTTGGTTAAAAAAATTGCAAAAGCTAGAGAAATTAATAAAGCCCATACAACATTCATAGATACCATATTAAGATATGAACATAAAGGAAGAATACATGCCGATATTAATCAAATAAGATCAGACCAAGGAGGCACCGTCACGGGAAGATTTTCATATTCTAATCCTAATCTGCAACAAATTCCTGCTCGTAATAAAGATTTAGGACCCATGATACGATCTCTGTTTATTCCTGAAGAAAGACATACGTGGGGATGTTTTGATTACTCTCAACAAGAACCAAGACTGGTTGTGCATTTTGCAGCAACCACCGCAGGTATTAAAGAAGATTCATCGGTAAAAGAAATTGTAGATAACTATTCTAACAATGATATTGATTTTCATAGAACTGTTGCAGACATGGCCGGCATTAGTAGACTTCAGGCCAAAACCATTAATCTTGGATTATTTTATGGAATGGGTAAAGCCAAGTTACAAGCAGAATTAGGTTTGAGCACGAAACAAGAAGCTGAAGAATTATTTAACCAGTACCACGACAGGGTTCCATTTGTAAGAGATCTTATGAACGAAACATCTAGATGGGCATCAAGAGAGGGGGAAATAAGAACATTATTAGGTAGAGGGTGTAGATTTAATAAATGGGAACCAGCACAATTTGGAATGCACACACCTATGACTTGGGAGGATGCAGTTAAGAAATATGGAGAAAATAGAATAAGAAGAGCATTTACTTATAAAGCACTAAATAAATTAATACAGGGATCTGCAGCAGATATGACCAAAAAATCAATGCTTGATTTATACAAGGAAGGTATTATAGCTCATATACAAATCCATGATGAATTAGATTTATCAGTAGAATCTAAAGAACATGCTAATAAAATCATTGAGATTATGGAAAATGCTGTTAAATTAGCAGTTCCCAATAAAGTTGATTATGAATCAGGTAAAAATTGGGGGGATATATACGATTAGGAGGAAACATGGAAATGATAAGAGAAGCAATTGAGCACATGTGGAAAGATCACAGAAAAGTTGTGATCGGTGCAGGTGTTGTACTTGTGATTTTAATAATCGCAGCACTGTAAGGATTATATGATAGATGGCATATTTGAACGCAAACATTCCTGCGACTTATGCGCAGATAAGAAGAGAATATCTTTATGACCTTAAAAGTCATTATGGAGAAGTGGAAGACTGTCTTATTTTTGGCATGGCATCGATTACAGGACATGCCATACTCTTTCACGCAATTATGGAAAATGGTGCTGTCTTCTATCGTCTACCGATTAGCGCCTTCATACAAAGAGGCTTTGATGTCAAAAAAGTTCCTAGGATGCGACTTGACGAGTTGGAGCTTTGGAATTGTTTTAGTTACTATCCTGCTATTACTACTTACGACATCTTAAGCGGACAATCCGGAAAATATATAGGAAAAGATAAGAGATGGTATCATGGAAACTATCTTTTTACAGTTGACTGGAGCCACCCAGAAGGTAATATAGTAGATACGGATCATTCCGAAATTCCGCACGAACATAAGTGCGCGCACATCATAGCCCTGGAGAACGGCAACTATGCGGCTCAGCCAAATAACAGATTAATATGGAACGTACCATCTTTTACAGTGAAAGATGAGGTTCCAACTGATTGGAAGGTACAGACAAGTGATTGGACTGTTGAAAATAGTCGTAGATGGACAACTGAGGACTCAGACAAGTTCTTCTACGGAATTGAGGAGAAGAAGGATGATTAAAAAAATATGGGGTAT